TCTGTTCTCAGCAAGGGTTGCTTCAGTGTCATCAATATATACAACTCTTGACTGAATAGCAGCGTTACCTTCAGCACCAGCGGTGGCATTGGTATTGCCAGCATGTGCTACTAGTGTCCCGTCAGACTCATACTTCTTAACGGAAGCCTTCTCAGTAGTGTTTAGAACTTTAATTGATTGTGCTTGCGTTTCAGCACGACTATACAAGGACATGGATACGTACTCCAGTGATAAACTTTTTTTCCTAAATTTTATTTATAAAAATAGGGGGCTTGCGCCCCCGCGATCACGCCTCTTCGCGTGCTCTAATTGCTTTTGATACTGCCTCAAACAAAGCATCATCTGCTTCTGTCTTGGTCAGTTTAACTGCTTTGCCAATGATTAGAAGGCAGAGTTCAATGAGTTTGTCACCGAGTTCTGCGTCGTCAGGAATCTTAGCAACTGCTTGATCAACGATTTTGTATGCGAATGGAAGTAGAAATGAGAGCATGGTAATAGTCCATAATGAGCTGAACTATTTATTTGCTCTTCATGTAATCCGCAGATGTTTGTATGTAGTCAGCAGCAAGAGTGATCTTCGACTGTACCCACTCTGGCAGATTGTCTGCTGGTTGTAGTAGATCGTGAAGTTCTTGAGCGTTGCGGATGACACCTTTTAGTTGTGTCTTCGCCATGTCTCCTTCATAATCATACTCACCCTTGTCATAGTTTTCCTTCATCTTATTCTTATGCTTCCATGCAGTAGCATAAGCAATACCCTCTTTATCCTTAGGGTAATTCTTTTTGATGTGCTTAACCATGCGCTCATACTTAGCGCCTGGAGGTGCTTTCTCTTGAAGATCTGGATGGGGAGCGTAAAGAGGTCCCTGATAATTACCCGCGAAAACAGACTCGTTTGTTGCTTTACTGACCATTCCCTTAACACCATCCTTGACGGTTGGCATCACTTCAACAGTTGCTTTCTTCTTACCTTTACGGTCTTTTTCTTTACATCCACACTCCTCACGGAGTTCTTTAAAAGTTTTCATTTCTTACCCTTCATTGCTAAGATCTTACCAATCTTCTTGCGGCGAGCGTGTAGGTACTTATCTGACTTGTCCGTATCACCATCGTTATCAATGTCAGCATCTTCCTTACCAACTGGATCAAGTTTCTTCTCTGTGAGTTCTTGACCTTCTGGTTCGAAACCTGCCTTGACACAATCATCAACTTTCTTGCCACCCTTCATCTTGGTGCCAGCAAGCTTGTATCCTTTCCAGCAAGCCTTACCATCTAGACCCTTTGCCTTTTCAATAACATATGTTGAACCATCTAGTTCATACTCCTCACGCTCAAGAACTTCTACTTCTTCATTCTTGGGTGCAGACTCTTGACCCACATAAGCACCTTTCTTTGGTTCTTTCTTACGCTTGGTCGTGTCTTCAATCTCTGCGCCATGTGACTGAGGATCCATACCGTCAAATGGTGCCTCGTGCAAATTTAATTCCACAGGATCAGTATTCTGGAAGGTGTCTCCTCCCATCCATCTACCATATGCTTCCATCAACCCAGACGAAAACTCATCGTTGCTGTTGACAGTATTAACTGGCTTCTGATACTTCATTGTTACAAGGGTGTTCTTATCAATTTCTATTTATAGTCCTTATGTTTTTAATCCAATCGCGGAACATTTCACCATCCTCAGAAATTACGATAGCATAGTTACCCCCTACACGGTGTATATGTCCTTTATCCCCCGTGCGGGATGACATAACAAAGTCCCCCTCCTTGAATACCTCTTGGTAGCGTTGCTGTTGGCGTAGTGCCTCTTCACGTAATTTCTTAAAATTTTTCATGGCAGTCCCATTCCATTACGAACTTCTTTCATCAATTCCATTTTTTTCTTACTTGACAACGAATTTGGAATTCCTTTCTCAAAATCTTTTGTTCTTATATCTTTCGCGGCTTCTCTCATTTTACTAGCAGACATGCCAGCAGCGCCTTCTGCATCTGGATCTCTAGTTCCAGCAGATACGCAACGATATGTATGATAGTAAAATTCTTTACCGTTATAATCTTCTAAGATCTTCTTGTATGTAGATACCCTATCAGATCCAGCAACCCAAACAACTTCATCGTATTCTACTTGAAGTTTTTGTAAAAGTACAATGAATGTATTTACACTGGGATCGTACACAATGTTATTGGCATACTCAGGAAACATCTGCCTCATCCATTCAACCTTCCTTTCAAACTTTAATGGATCTTTTGGTTTCTTATGTGTTTGAGTAGCGTAGATAAAAAAATCTCCACCCCAATACCTAGCAATTCTAGCAGTATTATCCAGAAGTTTTTTGTGTCCTATTGTTGGAGGATTAAATCTACCCCAGGTAAATACTACTCGTTTCATTTCTTAGCCCACTTCTTGATTTCGTTAAAGTTTCTCTGACTAAATCCACCAAGACGCTGCACCAACTTGACCGCCCTATCAGACTCACGAATTGCTACATATCCTTCCTGATTACCAATCTCATATGTTCCAGTCGCTTCATCATAGTAATAAGTTCTAAACCTTTCACCAGCTTCCAACTTAGGAACAAAGATATTTTTAATATTCTGGATAGTATTATATAGCGCGACCATCGCAATGAACTCCTGTTTATTTTTCTGGAGTACATCCAATCCAATATACATCTTTTGCTTCCACTTTGCAATCGATTTTGGATCCTTAAGTTCCGACATTTTCTTGCGGTACTTTCCTTCCCAGTAATCCATATATTCTTGATAGAACCTACTGGCACTACCTACTTTTTGTCCCTCTCTAACTTTAAGGTTAAAGTATTGTTTTAGATAGTAAGCAAGACCCCAGTTGTCTGTGTGGGATGGTGCAATCTCATCCAAGAAGTGAGAGCATTTCGAAAGAAGTAATTTGGCAGACTTTCTCCACGCTATCAATCTAGTCTTCTCAGTCTTTGTAATGATTGATTGCTTACCAAGTTCACTGGTGAATGGTGAAAGGATTAGTATGTCATTGTTTGAAAGATGTGACGCATCATATCCAAAATTTACCGATAGATCTTGTACGGTATTAGCGTTAGAAACTGGATACCTGGCATGTATTACAACACAAACCTTACATGCTTTAGCAGCATCGTAAAGATCGTCGTGATCAGGAATGCAGTAACTAATTAATTGAGGTTTAAAAATTACACAGTCTTCACCATGAACATCTCGTACAACTTTTCTTGTTCCTTCATGATAAAGAAAGTCACCTTGCACAACATCTTTTAAAAGTCCCTTGTCATACAAGGGTTTCATATACTTAAAGACATATGTAAATACTTTTTTCAACCCATCAGCAATTTTATCATTCTTGATTTCATCAAGATTCTTAAATAACTGAGGTGTTTTATTGAATATACCTTTCTTTGCTACAAAGAATCGACCATCAACAGGATCTGGTCCACAAAAAATAGCAGGGGATCCATCCCACTTAGTAGAAAACTTCTTGCTATTTCTAGGATCACCAGAAAAAGTCTTTACTAGATCATCGATGTATTCAAAAGATTCTTTGACACCATCTTCCCCAAACATAAGCATGAGGTCTTCGATATGTTCGAGGTGAGTATTCTTAGCCATCAGTAGATCTTTCCGAAAGGTCCATAATTTCTTCCTTCTTTCTTGGCAAGGAAGGTCATGTCTGCCATAAAATTATTTAAATCATCACTGGAAAGGGCAAGCACTTTGTCTAGCCAGGTGATCTGTTGGCACTTGGAATTCGCAACCCAGGGTTGGACCTCAAACAGATACCTCAGTCTACCATACGCATCCTCTGGAGTCAAGGAGTGAGTTTTGTAAATCTCAACATTCTTTCTACTGAGTCTCGTAATCTTCTGTATCCATTCGTTTTTATTTCTTTCCAGTGCATCTGAATCGAAAGGATAAGATCCTTTATTAGTGTCAAAAGTTAAATTATATTCTCCCATGAGATCAACAACTTTTGATACTGTTGCTTTACCAAGTCTTGCTCCTGTACGTGGTCTTTCAGTTCCTTCATATTTCAACCCAGATCCACTACGATCAGAGCTACTGTTTGCTTTTACCTGGAAAGAAATAGCATCATTGGCACAATATATGACACTATCTTGTGCCATTATTGATCCTTTCTCACCAGAGTCTTGATCGAAATAACATTGAGCTTTTGAATATGCGTATGCCTGTTTGAAATTAGCATCTAGTCTGTCTGCTAAAAACTTCTCTGTAGTATTAACAGCAACATAAATCATATCCAGTCCAGAAGTTTTTTTCTTTAGGGACACACCAATAATTTCCTTCTGGTTATATGCTTGTCTTAAGATGGAATTAAGTTGTGAAAGATTAGTTGTGATACTAACAGCCGTTGGATTTTCTACTGAGCAAGAGCTCTTAATCAAATCCATCCACTTCTTTTGATTTTTAATCAACCAAATATCAGCAGGGTTCCAGTTATCTTTTTTAGAGATGCCAAAGTTGTCTCTAACAAAATCACTTATCCATTCCATGAATGACATATTTTTGCTAGATTCCGACCCTGGTATGTGATAGTTTGTACTATTAGCATGATAAACTCCTCGGTTAAACTCAGTAAAACTGGGGTCTGATATCTTGGATAAAAATGCCTTATTGGATTCATAAAAAGTTTCCACCCATTCTGGAGTTGGACCTTCTGGGATTTTACCAATCAATGTCCATATCTTAGTCAGTTCATCCCATGTTTCTTTGTCGTTGTAGATATCATCAGCACTACCAAAACTTTTATTTCTTTGGATTGCTTGACGCATTACCCAGAGTGTTCCCAGTTCTGCCATTGCAGTTGTCGCAGCTGCACTTACTTTCTGTCCAGCAGCATTGACATTCAGTTTCGATGTTTGTACAAATTTAATTACTTGATAGTCTTTCTTAAAGTCATAGTTTTGAGAAAATCTAATCGCTATTGATTTCCCTGGTGTAAACTCATGGAGGTTTGGTTTATTTCTATATCCTTTAGCAATCTTTCCAATATCGTTGGCAGAACATTTAATAACTATTTGACTTGTTCCACTTCTATACTGATTAAAATTTGGCATAGCAATATAACTACCACTCATGTAGCTATCATCGATTTTTAATTTAGTATCATCCGTTTCTTCTTCAGTTCCATCACCAATGGCAAGAAGTTTAAGAATATTCTTGGCAGTGGTTTTATTTTTAACTGTCCTCATAGACTGATAAAAAGTTTTGGGTGATAGATTTTGATATGCCATAAGAAAACCTCCCATCTAACTATTTAGAGGGAGGTATGTTTCGTAAGTATTCTTTTTCCTGCGAATAAGGATGCTTCTTGCCAGACCAGATTTCATAACCTTCTACGAGATCTGGGATCAACCACTGGTCCACCCGATAGCAATACTTCCAGTTGGCAGGTTGAACACAGTTCAGAACTACGACCATGAAGAATGCTTTTAGGTGGATCCAGAGACTAAGCATCAGCGATCATCAGCGGCACGATTCTCGGAATAGTAAGCATCAAAAGCACCTTCAGGATAACGCTTACCAAGTTTGGTGATGTTACGATCGAGCACTTCTTCCATCGAGATACCTAGTGCCATGGTTGCCTGTGCAACATACCACATAATATCACCCAACTCAATAATAAGATGCTCTCGATTGTCTGCGTTCCAAGCCTTACCTTGGAAAACCATTTTCTTAACGATCTCAAGGAACTCACCACCCTCAGCATTAATACCAACACCAGCAGTAAGCAGTCGTTCAATATTGGAACCCTGACGGTCCAACTCGCCAATACGATCAGCGAAGTCAACAAAGTTCGTTGAACAATCAGAAGTAACTTGTGCCACGAACTCTTCATACATGTTAAAGTTAATCATACATTCCACTCAGCAAATTTAGATAGACGGTTTTGTGTTTGTGTAAATTGCGCGAAGTCCTCACCAGGATCTTCGCTATCGATGCTGATAGCGGAAGCATCGTCCGCTACATCATACAGCTTCATTTTGGATCTGTCAATTCCCACCATGAATTTTCGTGAGGTAACAAGGTCTGAGTATCTGTTCTTAAGTTGTTTGACCATGAGGCGACCTTGTTGTTCGAGTTCATCAGTGCT